TGATTGCAAACGGCGGTGACGCATACGTAGATCAGGAAGTACGCCAAGTACTGAAAGAATATCGTGTGCAAGTAGGTAGCACAAACTCTGCCGGTGGTTTTACAGTACCGGTTGAGTTAGCAAACTTCATCGTCGAAAGCATGAAAGCATTCGGCCCAATGTATAGCTCAACGTTATTTAACACCATCAACACTACAGCCGGTAATACATTTAATATTCCGACTCTAGACGATACTTCGGTTACTGCCGAGGCCCACACAGAGGGTACGCAGCCGACAGACGATGGCGGTAAAGATGCTACCTTCGGACAGAAAAGTCTTGGGGCATTTGCGTTTAATACTGAATGGGTCAGATGGTCCGCAGAATTAAATGCAGACAGCGTTCTTAACATGGAGTCCCTACTAGGTAGGTTACTCGGTGAAAGAATGGGTCGTATTGCAAACTCTAAACTTACAACAGGATCAGGTAGCTCCGACGTCGAAGGTATTATCACAAATGCCGGCGCAGGGGTCACTGCTGCTAGTGCTACTGCGCTGACTGCAGATGAGATCATTGATCTTGTTCATAGCGTAGACCCTGCATACAGAGATACACCTAACGCTGCTATGATGATGCACGATAGTACTCTTAAGGCTATTAGAAAGCTAAAAGACGGTCAGGGCAACTACCTATGGCAAATGGGCGACTTCCAAGTAGGTACACCTCAGAACATTCTAGGTTATCCGGTGGTAGTAAACCAAGACATGGCTGAAATAGCTACTGGTAACAAGACTGTCGCGTTTGGCGATATGTCAGCCTATTACGTGCGTAAAGTAGGCGCTCCGGCGATTTACGTAGCACGTGAGCGTTTTGCACCTGACTTTGGCATCTTAGGTTATATCCGTTTCGACGGCGTTCTAACCGACACGGCTGCTATTAAGGTTCTAACACAGGCGTAAATTTTAACGGCAGGGTGTTTACCTCCACCCTGCCCCTTTAAGGATCGTAAAAATGAAAGTTAGATTATTGCAAAGTATGGCCGGAATAAATTTTTCTCATAACGCCGGCGACATTGTGGAGATAGGCGATGCGGATGCTGTACAGCGCTATGTAGAGCGTGGCATTGCGGAAGTTGTAGAAGAGAAAAAAGTCGAAAAAGCAACTAAAACCGTAGTTGAGAAAAAAACCGCAGTTAAGGAATAAATAAATGACTTTGCCTCTACAGCACCGACTTGAGCTAGCGACTGCGCCAAGTGTAGATCCAATCACGATTGCAGAGGCTAAAACGCATATGCGAGTTGAACATTCGGATGATGATGTACTGATCGGTGAATTAATAAACGTTGCCGTAAATTACGTTGACGCGACAGGCAGTTTAGGCAAAGCCATGATTACGCAAACTTGGTGTGAGTACTACGGTCCGCATCTTAGCACAATTAGATTAAGTTTAGGTCCGGTGCAGTCGGTCAGTTCTATTCAGTATTACGATGCAAACAATAATTTACAGACGGATACACTAAGCAACTATTACGTCATCGGCACAAAAGGTTATATGACTATATACCCTAAGTCGGGCTATACGTGGCCTACAGTGTTCAATAGAGAGGACGCGATTAAGATAACCTATGTGATAGGTTTCGGCGACACTGCGGCCTCTGTGCCGTCCACAGTTAAACACGCGCTAAAAATGTTAGTAGCGCACTATTACGAAAACCGCGAAAACGAATTAATCGGCGTAAATAGCAAGACTATTCCCTACGGCATCGACGCTCTGCTAAATACAGAGAGGAACAGTTGGTATGGCTAGAGCCGGTCTTTATCGGGATCGGGTGACGTTTCAGCGCATGGCTGCTACGACCGACGATTTTGGTAATGTAACGCAAGATAGTTGGTCCGACCTTATATCGCGCTTTGCTCACTTAGTTGAGCGCATGGGATCAATGCAAGACGACACCGGCGCATTTGAAGATGTTTCTGTCGCGCGTATGAAAGTAAGAACCGATAGCACAGTAAAAACAATAACTTTATCAGATCGCGTTATAGCTCGAAATACAACGTGGGCTATAAAATCTATTATTAGTCCTACTAATCGCGATGACATAACAGAGTTTTTACTAGAAAAAGGTGTGGCTGCTTGAGGGTGGTATTTAAGGGAACGCAAAAAGCGCTCCGAGACATACCTATAAAGCAGCGTAAATATATTTTTGATGCTATTCGTAAGTCCACTAACGAGGGTCTCAGGCTAGCTAAAACACTAGCGCCGCGTGACACCGGTGACCTTATAAATGGCATACACAGAAAAATTTTAATAGATCGCGGCTCACGCACTCGCGGTTTTAATATTAGCGCTTCGGTAGAGGCTGCGCCGCCTGATGCCGAAAGCCAGATCAAAGCGCTCTCTATAGAATTTGGAAGAAAGTACACACGCACACGTCGTTATCCTCGCAGAACCGGAAAAAAGTTCAGCGGTTTTACGGAAGCTAATCCATTTATGCGCCGTACCCAGTCAATCATCGGCCCGAAACATAAGGGACGTATCCGGCGCGCAATGAATAAGGCAGCGAAAGAAGTAGGTTTAGCATGAGTAACAGTTTTGCGTTAGAGCTACAAAAAGGTGTGCGCGCAACGTTAGCGGCTAATAGTGCGACGACCGCGTTAGTGTCGACGCGCATATACGATGAGCCACCTACTCCGGTGACTTATCCGTTCATAAGATTTGGAAATATAACGCCGTCTGCCGATGACGCTGATGGCGATATAAGTGCGGAAGTAAGTATGAACGTCGAGGCGTTCTCGCAAACTACCGGACGCGTTGAGTGCGCTCAAATAGCGGAAGCTGTTCGGACTGCTCTACACCGACAGGAAAGCGCGGTCTCGCTGACTGGGTTTAACCTGATTGAACTGCGCTGCGAAAGTTACAGCGTTACGAAAAATGCTGACGACCGAGGTCATAGGGCTTCGGTACTTTTCACAGCTATGATGCAACAAGCCTAATCGGAAGGAAACAAAATGGCAAAGCAACTCGGCAGGGCAATGCTCCTAAAAATTGGCGACGGTGGAGGGTCAGAAGTCTTCACTGCGCTTGCAGGAATAAATAGTAAAACTCTAACAATAAATAACTCTGCAATAGACGTTACGACACCGGATGCTAGTAGTCCGGCAGGGGCGCTATTTTCAGCAAGTTTAAACGGTTTAAAGTCTGTTTCACTTAGTGCAGATGGGGTCTTTTTAGACGAAACGGCAGAGGCTAGACTGAACACCGTTGCAATGGCAGCAGACAACTCTGCAAACTTTGAAATAGTCGTTCCAGACTTTGGCACTTACAGCGGTGCTTTCAGAGTCACTAGTTTAGAGTTCGGCGGTGAAACTGAAGGTGGCGTAACCTTTAGTGCGTCTATGGAGTCTACCGGCACTATCGCGTTTACGGCTGCTTAATGGCTATAACTGCTGTCGCTCCACGTGGAGGCATGACCGAAACTATAGGTGATGCCTCTTACGTGTTTATTTTACGTAACCGCGAAATTGAACGGTTCGAGGATCAGCACCGTGGTATTTTTGACTTATGGGACGGCTTTTTTGGAAGAACTACAAAACCGTCTAGCAAGGAAGTAAAAGACCTCGTTGCTCTTGCCTTAGTAGGCGGCGGCAAAAAAGATGAAGAGGCAGACCGGATAGTAGAGAACGCCGGTCCGTCTGAATTATTACAGTTTTATGCAATCGCACAAGCTGTTCTCGGTGTAGCATTTATGCCGGATGCGTTTGAACAAACTGAAACTAAAAAAAAAGCGAAGAGCCCACGCCGCGAGAACTTAAAGTCCGTCAGCTAATACAAAACGGACTAGTGGCCGGTTTTAAACCAGAGGAAATACGAGACCAGATCCCTATGGACACGTTCAATGTGTTCGAGGGTTGGCACAAAGCGCATAACCCTAAGAAGGCCGGAAGAGACGCGCCTACCTTAGAGGAAGCGCAAGACTTAGCGTTAAGGTACGGATAATGGCTATAACAGCACAAGAGTTAAATGTTATTCTGTCGGCGCGCGATAAACAGTTCACTCGCGCTATGGACAAAGCGCAAAAACGTGTCGAAAGATTTGCTAATAAAAGTACAAAAGATTTAAATAGAACCACGCAGTCTATGAATGTTTTAACGGATCTTTTTCAAAGGTTCGGAGGCGCTCTTTCAGCCGGTGTATTAGCCGGCGGTTTAGTGCGGTCAATTGATAACGCTACGCGGTTAGCTAAAGAGCTAACTAACCTATCAACGCTAGCCGGTGTAAATACAACACAGTTTCAAGAGTTTGCGTTTGCGGCAAAATCTGTGGGCATTCAACAGGATAAAGTTGCCGATATTTTAAAAGACGTAAATGACAAATTTGGTGACTTTTTTGCCACCGGTGCAGGGCCACTAGCTGATTTCTTTGAAACAATTGCACCAAAGGTAGGTGTGACAGCCGAGGCATTCAGAAATTTAAGTTCTGCGGATGCATTAGGTCTTTACGTAGAGACATTAGAAAAGGCCGGTGTAAGTCAGCAGCAAATGACTTTCTTTATGGAGGCGTTAGCTAATGACGCGACCGTACTAGCACCGCTACTACGCGACGGTGGCAGAGCGATGGACGAGTTTGCACAAAAGGCTTCTGATATGGGGCTAATATTAGAGATGGACGTTATCGCCTCTGCTAATAATTTGCGCGATGAATTTGACCAAGTTATGACGCAAATGACTGCAAAGATGAATACGTTTTTTATGACGGCTGCTTTAGGTTTTGCGGACATATTTGGAGTTGAAACTGATAGGACTAAGCTAGGGCGTTTAGAAGACGAGTTAGACGACCTTATAAGTAAAATACGGTCTCTAACAAAAGAGCGCCAAGTTAATATCGATATTCTAAACCATATGAACGCAGCCGAAGAGAAAAACATGGTTGCGATGAGTAATCAGAACGCAACAATTAAAAGACAAACAAGCGAACTAGACGACCTTAATGCAGAGTACGACAAGCTCGTTATGAAAATAAATGCTCTTAAAGAAACGTTAGCACCGACTAACGTGATGGATTTAGGTGAGTTACCTTTAACAAGTAAAGAAGATGCAGAAAAAGTTGTCTTAGTGCGCGGCGAAATAGTTAAACTTGGTGGCGATTTAAGAGACGTGCATCACATAGCAGAAACTTTAGAAAAAGCATTTGAAGATACTTTTATGAGTGCAATAGAAGGTGCAGGGTCTTTTAAGGACGTACTACGTGCCTCGGCGCAAACGGTTATTAGAGAACTATACCGCGTTCTCGTTGTGCAGCGCTTAGTAAATGCCGCGATGGGCTTTTTTGGTGTTAGTTCCGGAGGTCCGACAGTTGGAAGCGTTACTGGAAGCGCAGCCGGCGGTGCGGTGTACGCCGGACAGCCTACGGTAGTAGGAGAACACGGTCGTGAAGTATTTGTGCCGGCTAGCTCCGGTCGTATTTTATCAGTGCCGCAGTCTAAGGATGCTCTGGGCGGCGGTGGCGATGGCGTTATTATTAACCAGACCATAAATGTAAGCACCGGTGTGCAGCAGACTGTGCGTAATGAAATTAAAACTTTACTACCGCAAATAGCGGAGTCCGCTAAGTCGGCTGTCGCAGACAGTAAAAGACGCGGCGGTAGTTACGGAAGGGCGTTTAGTTAATGGCTATAACCTACCCTCTTAGCTTGCCTAACCAAACGACTATAAGGTCTGTAGAGTTTAGAGCGATAAACGCAGTTGCGTATAGTCAATCGCCTTTTACTTACGCAGGGCAAACGCATACATATAGCGGTCAACAATGGGCTGTAGATATAAATTTAAAACCTATGCGGCGCGATGATGCGGAAGCGTGGGTGGCTTGGTTACTAAGTTTACGTGGTCGACACGGCACGTTTTTACTCAGTGATCCTATAAGTAACTCTATAAGAGGAACGGCAACGGCTGTTACTATAACCGGTAGCGCCGGCGACGACACTGTATCAGCAACAGTTGCGTCAGGAGATACTTTAAAAGCCGGTGATTTTATCGGTTTAGGGACAGGATCGGATAGCACCTTACACAAGGTTTTGGTGGATTATACCGGCACAGGAAGCGGTGCGGATCTTGAAATATGGCCGGCGTTAAGAAAAGATAGATCGGGCGTCAGCGCTGACCTTACAAGCGCACAAGGTTTATTTAGGTTAGCTAGTAACGAAACCGTATACAACGTTAATCAGGTAGCGTTGTACGGCATATCGTTTGGTGCATCGGAGGTGATATGACGCGCGTTGTACCTTCGGCCCTACTTACTGCGCTAAGTAATAGTGAGATAGAACCGTTTTATGCAGTAGAGCTAAATTTTGATACTGCAGCGCTACATTTATGGACCGGTTACGGCGATAAAACTATTAACAGTACGACCTACACCGGTACTGGTAATTTATTAAATATAGACGGCTTAGAAGAGGCCGCAGATTTAAGCGCACGTGGTACTAAACTAACTTTGAGCGGTTTGGATAGCGGAATACTTACTTACGCGCTCACGGAGCATTATCAGGGCCGTCTGGTTAAAATTTACTGGGGTCTCAAGGGCGTCACTGACGTGGTAGAGGTTTTCTCCGGTTATATGGACACTATGACCATAAACGACGAAGGCGAAACGTCTACAATAGAGCTAACAGTCGAAAGCAGACTTATAACATTAGAACGACCGGCAAATAGAAGATATACGAGCGAAAGCCACAAGTCGGTTCGTGTAAGTAAAGGTCTTTCGGGAACGGATACATTTTTTGACTGGGTAGCACCTTTACAAGATAAATCAATCGCGTGGGGTCGGGAAACGGTCAATGGCGACGAAACCACCTAACCTAGAGGCGCTTAATTATTATATCGCAGCGCGGCGTAATCATGGGTTTCAATGGCATACAAATGATTGTTTCATGTTTACTAACGGAGCGTTCAGAGCCATGTACGGCGTTGGCTTCGCAGATGACTGGATCGGTAAATATACAAAAGACGGTTTATATTTAAAACGCGATCAACTTAGGGCTGTGTTTAAGGTTCAAAACCTAGAAGAAGCGTTAGACGCCAAGTTGCAAAGAATACATTACGTCCCACCGCGCGGCGCGCTTGTTACGACTAAAGCTACTCGCCGGTGGGTACTAGGTGAAGCGCTTGGAATATGCGTGGGTAGCAGCGCAGTTTTTTTAGGTGAAAAAAGTTTAATAAGTCTGCCGGTCGAGCA